GCGAACCCGTCCCGACCATCCGGACGGCGTACTGGCTGAAGTCGCCGAACAGGATGCTCTTGGCGTTCGGGGCCGGCACCGGCATGTCGTTGTTGATGACGTAGGCCCGGCCGTTGAAGATGGACGGCACCCCAGCGGTCAGGGACGGCTCCCACAGCGGGTGGCCCTGGCTGTCCTTGAGCTTGCGCAGGACCCGCAGGGTGTTGTCGTGGAACATGTACTTCCCGCGGGGCCGGTAGGCCGGGTCGACGCTCATCTCCGTGTCGATCATGTCGTCGTAGATGACCGTGGTGGTCTGCCCGGTCGCCCCGACCTTGCCGCTGCTGGCTGCGTTGACGACGCCGTTGGGCATCACCCCGCCGCCCGAGCCGATCGTCAGCTCGTTGTTCAGGATGCGGCCCAGGCGCTCCCCGGCCTTGTTGGCGATGAACTGGGGGATGTCGAAGTAGGCGTCCTCCAGGAGCTGCCACGGCACCAGGATCAGCTTGCTGGTGTAGGTGAACGCACCGAGCGTGACCTGCCCGAAGGCGATGTCCTGCTGGGTGATGGTGGTGTTCTCCGCGAGCCGGGCACCCATGTTGTTGGTGTCGTTGCTCGTCGGGAACGGCAGGGGCTGGCCGGTCTCGGTCTCCAGCAAGGTCACGCCAGCAGAGTTCGTGGACTCCTGCGGGTCGGCGTTGTCCTGCTGCACGCCGTTCAGCAGGGCGGGGCTGAGCATCCCGCCGTAAAATTTCATGGCGTCGGTCAGGTGCTGGTAGAAGCCCTGCGGGATCAGGAACCCACCGACACCACCCGTGGTCGTACCAAGGGCGCGTTCGCGAAGCTCACCACCGGTGCGGACCAGCGCCCGCTCCTCCGGGTCGAGGTTGGGGTGGCCGCCGCGCAGGAATGAGTCGAACGCCCGGGAGTACTCAGCGGTCTCGTGGGTGCGCTCCGGCCGCTTGCCGTCCCGCGTGTCGGGCTTCTTGCCCGGGTCGGCCCGGGTGAGCTTCTCGACGCCCGAGCGGGCCTCGGCGGCGCGCTGCTCGCGCTCCCCCTCCTTCTGCAGCTCGGCGATGTTCCGGTCGAACTTGTCCAGGTCGGTGTTCCGAGCCTCCCACTGCGTGGTCTCCTCGGGGGTGAAATCCCTGGTCCCGACCGTGTCGAACAGGGCCTTGGATCCCTCCCAGGTCTGCGCTCGCTTCTCGTGCAAGTCCTTCAGCCTCTCGGCAACATCAGGCATGGCAGTGACCCCTTCAAAGGTCTGGTCGTGCGAGGAGGCGCCATCACCGGACTGGTGGGGCGCTCAAGGTGCGGTGGGGGTCACCCGGCCGCGGGCGGGTACTTCCGGGCAGCCAGCGCAAGCTGACGGGCCCGTCGTGCGGCTGCGTCGAACGGGTGGGGTTCGCCCGGCCCGCTGTCCACAGCCCTACCAGTGATGACCGTCGCCAGGCGGCCCTCGCGGGCTGCCTGCTCGACCTCCTCGACCGGCAGATGCTTGTCGTCCGCGAGACTGCGGAATGCTTGCCGGGCCAAGCCGCTGTCGGCGTCGAGGTAGGCCGGGTAGGTCACCGGGCTCACGTCGGCGAGCCGGCGGACCTCGATGATCGTGCGGAGCGGGAAGCCTTCCGGGCTCAGTGACCACTCGACGTCGTCGTCGTACCAGGAGAAGCTCGACTGGGAGATGTCACCGCGGCCCATGCTCACAACCAGGTCCCGGCCGGCGCTCGTGTCCGGGACGTCGAAGTCGTAGGCCAGGCCGGTGGCGTCCTCAGCGAGGCGCAGGGTGCCGTCCGTGGTCGTTCCGGACGCGCTCCGCGCCAAGATCAAGTTGCTGTCGTGGTTGAACAGCGCCCGCACGTCGCTCTCGGCGATGGTCTTGCGGAACGCCCCGGGCAGCACCCGCTCCACGAAGCCGCCGAGGTTCTGGCTCAGCTTGTTGAAGACGGCGCCGTGCCCGTCAACGACGCTGTGGCCGTTCTCGCTCCGGACGTGGAACTCGCTGCGGACGTACCGGCGCTGCACAGGCACAGTGGGCTCCTACGGCTGGTCGGCGGTCGGGGGCGGGTCGTTGCTGGGGTCGTCCGCAGGCACGTCGTCGGGGTTGCTGCCAGACGGGAGCACGGGCAACGGTTTGCCGGTGTAGTCGATCGGGTCCAGGCCGACTAGTTCCAGTGCCTGCGCCGGGTCGTAGCCGGCGGTCGTGAGGTTCAGGACCGCTTGGCTGCGGCGCCACAGCGCAATCGCGACGTCGTCACCCATGCGGGTGTGGTTGCTCGGGACGATCCGTTCATCACCGCCGTCCACCGGCTGCATGTCCTCCAACGCCAGCACGTCGTTCACGCTCAACCACGACCAGGAACGGCCCTGGGCGTACGCGGCATAGCGCTCTTTCTGGCTGCCGCGGAGCAGGCCAGCGACGTTGAAGCGCAGGAACTGCCCAGCGGGGAGCAGAGCCGAGATGGCGGTCTCCAGCCGAACGATCCACGGCCGCAGCGTGTGGACCACGAAACCAATGGCCTGCTCCTCGATGCCGGTGCCCCACGAGGTGGACTTCTCGACGTCACCGATCATGTGCGGCGGCACCCGGTAGATCCGGGCGACCTCAGCGGTCTGAAACGCCCGGGTGAGGATGAACTGCGCGTCCTCCGGCGGGATCGTGATCGTCTTCCACGTCATGCCACCGGACAGGACCGCCGGTTCGTGGCTGTTGCTCATCCCGGAGTGGTTGCGCTTCCACGTGTCGAGCAGGACTTCGGCCATTGCCTTGGTCATCTCGCCGGGGACTTCCAGAACGCCGCTCGGGTGGGCGCCTTGCCCGAAGAACTCGGCGCCGAACTGCTCCGCGGCCTGACCCAGGCCGATGGCTTGGCGCGCGTACTCGATGGGGCTCAGGCCCTTGAGTTGCCCGGGAGGGCGGAACCCCCGGACGTGCAGAATGTCGCCGCCAACGCGCTTCGCTGCCCGCAGCGGCCGAGGGTTGTCCACCATCCCCGGTGGGGTGCGGTAGACGATGCCTGACTCGTCGTAGTCGGGAGTGACCAGGCGAGGTGCCAGCGGGAAGACTTCAACGATCTCGGCGAAGCGGTCCCGGGTCGTGTGGGCGTACTCGTTGCCGTCGGTCAGCAGCGACGCGAGGAACTCCTCGACCATCTCCTGCGGGTTCAGGCCTGCGTTCGGCTTCTCCCACCAGTCCGGGGGGGCAACTTCACGACGGGCCGGGCCGTCCTTGACGAACACCCCCGTCGGCAGGGTCGAGATCGTCTCGGCAATCAGCCGGATCGACGCCAGAACCGGGACGAGCCGGAGCGCGGAAGTCTGGGTGACGTTGACTCCGGCGGCGGTACGCGAGCCCATGCCGTACAGCGACGCAAGTTGCTGCGAGGTGATCGGAACGTTGTTGTTCTCCAAGCTGCGCGAAGACGGGAGCAGCCGGTCCCAGACCGTCACCTGTTCAGCGCCACGGACAGCGTGATCAGGACGGCGCCGAGCGTCGCCAGCCACGCGACCATGCCGGCGGCGAGGTAGGCGGCGACGATGAGCAGCAACGCGCCCACGGCGGCCAGTCCGTTCACAGCCGCCTCACGCCGGCGGGCGTGGGCCAGCACCTTGCGGGCCTGGGTGATCTCGGGGGGAATCGGAGGGGTCGTCATCGGCTGCCCTCCGGTTCCGGTTGCGGCACTTCGGCCAGGTCACGTAGCGCCGTCCAGTCCAGGAGCCCGACCGGCACCTCGGGTGGTGTGCGGCGGGCCAGGACCGCCAGGAGCATCACCAGGGCGATGCACCCGTCGATGTGCCGGCGGCTCTTGCCCTTGGACAGCCGCCAGCCGCCGTCGGTCTCGCGGGGCACCGCCGACAGAACGTGATCGGTCAGGACCGCGCCACCGTCGTGAACAACCTGGCCGTCCACGATGGCTTGCCACGCGTCTTGGCAAGCCGGGACCATCCGGGCGCCGGACTGCGGGAACTCCACCATCGGCAAGCCGTCGTCAACGAGGGCCTGGGCGGACCGCTCGAAGTAGGCCGGGTCGTAACCGAACTCCCGGACATCGTGAGTGCGGTGCAGGTCCCGGAGGTAGTTCTCGACCGCCGCGACGTCGATGGACTCACCATCGGCGGGCGTCCAGATCTTGGCTTGGACGTGCGCCCGGCCGTGCGCGTCGTACTGCCCGAGCAGCACTGCGATCGAGTCGTGCTTCAGGGCCATGTCCACCGCGACCGCCGACGGCAGAGCCGGGTCGATCTGGACAGCGCCTTCGCACCGCTCCCACACACCGGACGGCAGCCACGAGTTAGCGGCGTGCGTGAAGCGGTTCCAGAAGTACCGGACGGCCTCCCACGTCGGGATCTGCTGGAACCGGGCCCGGACCTGCGCGACGTCCACGAAGTCATCCGCGGCCGGGCTCGCCGCCCGGATCCCGGTGTCGATGTCAGCGGCGACAGTCGGGTCCAGGTCTTCCGGCGCCTCAAACCAGATGAACAGGAAGCTCGGGTCATCGATCGTGCCGTCCTGGACCTGCCGGCCGTACAGATACAGCCGGCCGAGAAGCGAGTCCAGGTCCGAGCCGGCGGTCGTCACCCCCAGCTGCAGGGAATCGGCGCGCTTCGCGGTGCCATTCGCCATCACCAGGTGCGCGCCCTCCTGCGCGGCGCTGTTCCACTCGTGCAACTCATCGGCTACGAAGCACGACGGGCGCCCGCCGTCGTTGCTGGCCCGGGCCGCTGCGATCCGGTAGGCCCGACCGGGCCGGTCCTTCAGGACGATCTCGTTGTCGTACACGTCCGCAAACGGCGCGAGCTGCTTCGACTCACGGAAGATCGTCTTCAACTCCGCGAACACCAGATCGGCCTGGTCGAACGACGCGGCGCCGACCGGCACAACCGGTGACACCCTCGGGCGACCCACCGGACGCCCCCGGTCATCCCAGTGTGAGAAACACACCGGGCCGGCGAGCTCCACCGCCGCCACCCACGCCGCGAAGGGCGACTTGCCATTGCCCTTCGCGAACCCGATCAACGCCCGGCGGTACCGCCGCGACCCGTCCGGGTTCAGCTCGTACAGGCGGTACAGAATCGCCCGTTGCCA